TAGCAATGGTAATGCTACCAGTTCCACTCGAATTTGGTTGTAGGACAATGTTACTCATTTATATCTTTTCCTATTTTCTTTATACTATTTAGTCTGCATCGTCAATAGTTAATTCGCCAGCATCTACTTGGCGCATGATTTCTGCATAATGTGTATTCTCTGGATCTATTGGAACTCCAAGCACTTGACCATCTATTGTTGCAATAATAGAGACATTAGAATCCTCATCGTATCTCATATATTGTGCATTTGTAATATTCATTTCGTTTTCCATTTTTTATAACTCCGCATCTAAACCAAAAGAAACATCGCCTGACATCGTTATACTGGCGGAATGATTGCTGCCTGATGAGTTAGAAACAACACCAATTAAATTTACCAAATTTCTATCAAATCCTAATACGCTAATAGAAGTGATATTTCTTAGGGATCCAGAATCTGCAGCACGTGGAGGATCAGACTCAGAATAAGTTGGAGTAGTTCTTAGAGGAACTACAGTGAATACACTCCAACGTACAGATGTTGAAGAAGAAAAATATCCAGGCGCAAATGCACACCGTCCACCATTAACTTCAACATCATAATAATACCTCATACAATCCATCTCATACTCACTTCTGGTTCGATGTTCGAATTCCGTAGCTACATCTCCAGCTTCAAGTTGTGTCCCTGTCATTTCTATATAATTGCCAGTAGCAGATGCTAAATTAGCGGTTTGTCCAACATATCTATTTGTAGTAACGTCTGTTCCCCATGTTGAATTTGCAGTTCCAGAAGTATTTCCTGTTCCTGTGTTCCATACAAACCTAACATACAGTCCAGATGAAGTATTACTGGGCATAATAAAATCATCTCTAGGAGGAATAGTTATTGTTTTATATTCCCATGTATCAGCTGCATCAATTGTATAAGTTTTTGTCATCATTTTTGTGCTGCCACCTTGCGGAGTATAAAACCACACTACATATGTTCCTGTAACATTTCCCTTTATCCAAAAACTAAGAGTCGCAGATTTTGAGACTGAACTGTGGCCCCACTGTAGTTGTGACAGATCAACTGCTTCTATTCTGTGATCGTCAAAAGAAGACTGTGTTCCAGATTGAATTGATTCAGCAGTAGTACACTCTCGTCTATAATAGTTAACAAACCCTGGCGGCGGGGCAGTATTTAATCTTTGGACAGAAAATCTAGAAGCGGTGCTTCCAGCAACATTATGTTTTATTCTATCTATATGGTATGCACTAGTATTATGAGTTACACTAACACCACCATTTCTCTGAGACATTCTCATTGCACCATTTCGAAGGATATTTCTTCGTCCAAGGTTTACTGAACTCGCAATCTTTGGAGTTGTGATTGCATCTGCGGCAATATCTGCCGTTCCGATTGAACCATCTTGTACCTTATCAATCCCTGTTGTTCCGTTAATTACTACAGCCATTATACTACCACCCATCTTGCGCCAGAAGGTACGGTAACTGTCACACCACTATTCACAGTGAGAGTACCAGCACTTACGGCATTTTTATTTGTTGAAATTGTGTAGTCGGTTGTTACTGTCTGGTCATTTTCAATAAACACTTGGTCTGAACCACCACCAGTAGCACCACCACCAACTGCACCCCAAGCACTGTTTGAATATCCTTCAAATTGGTTTAGAGTGGTATTGAATCTAAACTTACCATCTACAGCAGAACCACGTTGTGCAGTTGTACCTTTTGGTAGAGTAATAGAGTCTGTACCTGTAAGTACCATGTTACTTGCAAGGTCTACACTTGCGACTCCACCATCAGCAATATCTGCGCTACCAAATGTGCCGTCTGCAATAACACTAGATTTAATTCTTGTCAAGGGCATATTATTCTTTTCCTTTTAACATCTTTTGTAGTTCAGCGGTAGAACCAACAAACAATGCATTCGTTACATTCTTAGGGCCTTGGTTAGGCACTTCTTTCAACTTCTTCATCTTCGCCTGCAAGTCACCAAGTTTCTCTGTAACATCTGCAACCTGTTTAATCAAGTTCCCAGCAACTTCATATGCTCTGGGATGTTCACCTTCTCTTGCGAGGTCTAGGATACCATCAATTGCATCCTGTCCTCTTTCTACCAACTGATAAAAGTTTTCTCTCTGATATTTATAATCATTGTCAGTGTCTTGTTCATTTGTTTCTGGAACAATTACTGGGCGAGGTGGAGTAACTTCTCTTGTAGTTGTTTCCACAACATCTGCTATTCCAAGAACATTATCTAAAATTTCAGTTTGGTTTGACATTTCATACCTATGGTGCTGTTGGCCAAGTCACATCGTCTAGTGAAGTTGCACTATCTGTAATATCTCTTAGGGCTTGTCTGTAAGCAGTTTGTGCATCTGTCATAGTCAAGTCTGAACTTGCCCACCAATCAGTTGCAGCAATCAATCTGTCTCGTTCTGCACGAAGTTCTTTCATTGGTTCTGCGGCAGTCAAGTCTTGCATTTTAACATTTACTTGATCCCAAGTTAAACCATCCCAATCAGCAGAGTTATCTGATTCGATTGCAGAACCATCCTCAGTTTTGCCTGTTACCTTACGGAACATAGATGCAAAATCTTCTGCGTTTTCTGGTTCGCCTCTAAGAACCCATTCGTTGACACCAAGAGCACTTAGTGCGTCTGATACTGTTGCCATTATTTTTTCTCCTGTTTATTCATTCTATTGTTTAATTTCTTTTACAAGAAGATTTCCACCGATATTTGCATCAAAAGTAGAAATATATTGTGCTCCAGAGTCACTATGAATATAACTCTGTATTCTATATGTTACTTGTGAAGTTGTGCCATGGTTCGAATCTTGGAAAATGCCAGACCAAATATCATCATATTCATTGCTTGCATTTCTAACTTGATGTTGTTCAAAATTACTTGTGTTATTAATAACTAAATTACTAGAACCACCAGAAATATCCCTATAAACTCTAAACCCACCTCTCATTGGCGAACCATTACCGTTTAATCTAAATGGAACAACATAATGATACTCTAATACGCTGTTACTATACTGTGGAGTAATACTAATTGTATAATTTGTATTTGCCCAAGTCGCAGTACTGTTATTGTTGTTAGCGGCAGAGTTTGCAACCTGTACAGTTTGGATAACAATGCCTGGCGCTTCAATTGCACTTGTAGACACAAGTTTCTTTCCAGAAGCAATAGTAACAGTTGTTCCTGTCTCTGCGGTTATTGTGTTAACTGATAAAGTACTCATTGTGCAATCTCCAAAATTTGTATCTGACAACCTCTAGTTCCTTCCCAAAGAATCATTTGGGAAACACCAGTATCATTATACACCAATCCATCAATAGCGTAAGTTACTGTTTGTCCATTATGTGATGGGGCGTCTAAAACAGTAATTGGCATAGCTGTAGCAAATTCTTGAGTTACAGAATTAGCAACTCTTGTTTGCATCATTTCTTGGTGTCCAGCTGTGTTAAAAACAATCCCATAACTGCCTGAACCAATCTGTCTTTTTAACCTAATAGAACCCCTAGCAACCTGTACACCTGTTCCATAAATTCTCATACTTTGAACAGCAGTCACTAAAAATTTAGAATCGTTAAACTTTGGAGTAATAGTCAAGTCCATATTTGCTGCAGTCCAAGTATTCAGATTACCTGTTGTAACTCTATCTCCACCAGTTCTTCCGACTACTTGAACAATTGTGCCAGGTATCTTAACATTCCCTACTGTGGTTGCCCCTACAATGTTGTCTACTGTTAATGTTGATGCCATCTCTTATATCTCCTATACGATTGACAAGTTGCCACTAACAGTAAGTGTGACACCATCTGCAACCGCCAGAGGGCCTGCTGCAAGTGCATTGTCTGTTGATGCAATTGTTACGTCTGTATTTAATTCTTGTTCGTGTACTCTGAAGATATGTCCCTTACCATTAGTAGAGTTCCCACCAGTAGATTCTCCTTGGAAAAATCCACCACCCAAATCTGCTTGTGCAGAAGTGGCAATCTTTGCCAATGTTACTGCGCCGTCTGTGAGTTCAGCAGTTGTTACTGAGTTGTCTGCTAAATCTTCTGCAGCGATAACGTCCACTCCGATACTTCTTGATACTATTTTTCTAATTGCCATTTTTCTATCCTATTAAATATCCGTGAAAGTTTGCGTCATTGTCTAAATTAACACTATTATCTCCGTTGAAATTTATGAAAGCTTCTAAATAATCACCCACATCAAGTTGAACTATACCATGACACCCAATTGTATGATAATCTCCGCCTGGAGATGATGTAATACCTCTGTATTTTGACATCGAAGTGTTATTTTTCCTTGGTTCGCAGTGTATGTAGTTGCCAGTCATACCATCAGCCCGAATAGTCCAACTAAACCAATATAAACCAGCAACAGGAGCAACATATCTATTATTGGTGTCATCAAAATCGCTGGATTCTGGTATTCCATATTCTGCATCTTTTACAAACGGCAGTTTGTTCCATGAACCGTTATAGTTAACTCCTGATTGAGCACTGTAACTAGCAAACCATGTGGGCACATTACTTCTGAAAACCACTCCATCACTATTTGTAGTCAATGCACTAGTGCCACCAGTATGTTGAATTGTATCTACTTTTAATGTACTTGCCATATTTTTTTCCTAAATTCTTTATACTATTTATTCGTCTTGACCACTGGATGGGTTATAATTTTTTGCATCTTCA